TTTATCTTTCTCTCTTAATTGATAAATACTATCGACCAAGTGATCGTGGCCCTTTAACTGTAAAGAAAATATTGGCGTGATAAATAAAGAATGAAGATTAATCAGAGTTGCCCTTTTGTGATCTCCATAAAACTAGCTATAACATGCACCTGATTTGCTGCGTTTGCTTGAACTTTCATAACATCACTTTCTTGTAAAACTAATGGTTGTTGTAATAATTCTGTCGTCGTGTTTGTAGCAATACTTTTAGCTTTAAATAATTCAAAAGTAGCTGAAGATCTAAGAACCTCTACGTCTAATAATGTTGTACTACCTGAGTCATTACAAACTAGAATAGATTTTACTAATGCTGTTGTAGGTGGAACTGGTGGTGTTGCACCAGGATTTGCTGTTGGCACCGTAATTAAAGTTGTTAAATCTGTCGTAGTGACATCTAACATTGCGCTTTTAAATACGTTAGCCAAGGAAATAAGCCTCCGCCTCTGATTCTTCTTTTAAGTCTTGTTGATAGTTTGTATTGAGTAAAAGAATAATTTGATCTAATAAATTTATCATTTGGTCAATCTGAGTAGCACTATACTCTGGTGTTGCGTTTGGTAATCTTGTTATTGTAATTCTAGCCATTATCTTCTTCCGTCTGGTCTAAGTTGAAGCTTAGTTGAACCAAGTCTCCAAGGTGTATCATTGACCGTGTTTGTTTGATATTTAATTTTAACTGCTCTTCCTCTTCCTCTTACATCAATTTTCTCTGTTGTACTAGAAATAGTTCCCGAAGTTGTAACTGTATCTGCAGATTGTGGATATTGTTCTAAAGTTAATGTGGCTGTTAAGGTATTAGCTAAATTATCAAAATCAGGCACTAATTTACTAACCGACATAAGCTCATCGCCGTCAGCAATTTCAACAGATCCCGATGTTAAAAAAGCATTAATAGCTGTACCATCTGCTTGGTTATTACCAGTTTCTTGTTCATAAATATATGAAGCACCAGCAGTTAATCCTAGTATAGTTGATACATTAGCAGTTAAACTAGCACTATATTCTGTAGCTATCGGTAATTCATATACATAAGCACCAAGCCACGTGGTTCTCCCAAGACTGACCGTGTACCATGTATTCTCTAAGTAATTATAAGCAACTCCTCTATCTATTTGTGTTGCGTTTGAAGAAGGATAATACCATATAATTTCATTAAACGCCGTGTTTAATCCAACAGCAATATCATTTTTATTTGTATAACTTAAATCATCAAATACATAATCTTGTACGGAACATGGCATTTTTTTAACAACACCATCGTATGTGTAGAACGCATCATCTGACATCCAAAATGCTCTACCATTTACTTCAATGGCAGCATGCGGTGCTATCAATCCACAGTTAGCACCAAGTTGTCTAAGACCAAAAGTAAAAGGTGTGCCAACAAATTGAATACCATGCATAGAAGTATCAGTCCAAACAAGTATTTGACCTGAAGATTTTACAGCTCCCATAATTCTTGAACCATCAGATATACGTAGAGAACCAGCTTCATTTGTTGATACTGGTGTATAATCTGTTGCATCTTCTCTGTCAGAAAATCTAAATAATAAATCATCTTGAGTAGAAGTATCACCGATTGTAGTTTCTGTTCCAAATATAAGTAAATGTCTTGTGTCAGTTGATACAATACTAAATCTTGATGCAGTAGGAGCGTTAGATAAAGCTATGGCTCTAACACCTGTTCCATTTGAAGTATCCCAAATAAAAGTTCCGCCATTTAAAACTGTTGCAATTAAATCTTCGCCAAAATTATCCAAAGACCATTGACGAGCTGATAAAACAACACCTGAAGAAGATCTAGCAGTTCCCCATGTGCTTAAACCCCATGTCTCTGTTCCCCATCCATATCCATACGTAGATGTAGCAGGTCCTGTATTTATTTGATATTTAGCATTACCCGATCCTCCACCACCTGATGTAGAGCCAGACGCCGTGCTTGTATGTGTAACAGTATATGTGTTTGCACTTGGCACTGTAATGACTTCAAATTCTTGATTCATATCTAAACCATCAATAGATGAAAAAGAATCAAAAGTTACAAAATCACCAACTATTGCTCCATGTGCCCCATCTGTAACAGTAACTGTAGTTGTGCCATTTGTTGTAAAAGGATTAGTTAAAGCCTGTGTTTCTCTAATAGGTGTAATGTCATAAACAGCACCTTCAGTGTAAAGGTATAATTTTCTATCTGTTCCTATTGCAAGATACCTTATTCCATCCAAACCAACCCAACTATGTGTATCACGGACCACGCCCACAAGAGTTTTGTTTGGATTAGGTAAGTAAGCCCATCCACCCCATCTTTCAGGTTTACCGTAGTGAAATCTGACAAAATCTGAATCAACATATTTACGTTGGTCTCCTGCTGAGTAAGCGGTGTCTTGTTTGTCAATGCCTGGTTGGAACTTTAAATCTACTAATTTCATGTCGAAGTATACTAAATTATTTATTGTTTTGTGGCAAGAATTGAGTGCCTACGTTGCCCTTGAATGAATAATTACCGTAATGGGTAATGCCACTTACTATGTCAGCATAAACTTTACCACCTATTTTCTGCCATAAACGACAAAAAGCATAATCTTCTGACAAATATCTATTTGTATCAGGATCTATCATGGTGTCAAAAAAAGCGTAATTCCAATGAGATGTATCATGATAATTAAAAGTTTTATCATGTGGAGCACCAATGTGTTGGTCTGGTGTAAACTTTAAATCAGGGTAAGCTAAAGCCATTTTTTTAAATACGTTTCTTTTTATTAACATAAAACCTGTGGCTCCGTCTAATACCTCTATAAATCCTTTTTTTACTTCAATTTTTTCAGGATTAACCACATTTAAATTATATTGTAGTGATGCTGCATGAAGTTCGTCTTCTGATATGTCTGGTTTCTCTTTTGCTTTTATTTTTGCTTTAGTCCAATCAATAGTTTTACGAGGATAAACACCAGTCACTACGTCTTCATCTAAATCTATCATTCTAATTACAGTGTTTGGATCAAAAGATATGTCAGCATCTATAAACAAAAGATGAGTATATTGCTCGTCATCCATAAACAATTGCACTAATGTATTTCTAGCTCTTGTAATCAAAGACTCATTACCAATTGTTCCAAACTGTAATTCAACTTTATTTGCAGCTGCGACTGCGGTGAGTTGCATGCAACTTTTAAAATAATCTGCTGTTATCATTCCACCATAACAAGGAGTTCCTATAAATATTTTACTCATAACTTTTTTTTATTGCGCCTACTAATATTTTTTTGTTTATACTTTCTTTTCCGCTGTGATCTAGCCTAGAATCAAATATTACTAATAATCCTTTTTTTGGAGTTATTGCTGTGTGAGAAAAAACAGTATCTCCAACAGCATCATTTAAATATAATATAAAACTGTATTCTTCAGATTTAAAATGATTGTGAATTGCTTGAAAACCTCCATCAAAATATTCAATATAATGAACATGAAATATATCTTGATATAAACATTGATTATCTAACATTTCTTTTATTAAGTTGTTATCAAATATATTTAAAATATTAGGACTTTGAAATCCTTTTTCAGTATTAGTATCATGAGAAACATCTTCAAAATTAAATTTATATTTATTTACCGTTTCTACAATCTTATCTACAATTTCACTTTTAATTGTTGTTTTATAAAATAACATTTTTTACCATTTTGTTTCATGTTCTTTATAAAATATATTTAATGTAAATCTATTAGAGCTATCCCCAAAAGATTGTAAGTCTGAGTGCGGTATTTTCATGCCATTAAAAAACAAAGCTCTGTTTTCTACAAAACCGATGTGTGAGGATAATTGATTATTATGCATAAAACCTGTACCATTGTTAAGTAAAGGTTCTCCTTTTACAAACAAAAGAAAATTTGCCACATTTCCTTTATCATCATCAGTATGAAACAAAGGTTCATCTTTATTTTCTCTTAAATGTGCACTCACGGATATTGGTTCAAGATTTCTATGTGGAAAAAAATATTGTTTAATTAATTGTAATAATGGATCATCGTGAAAACTTTTAGGAAAGGTGTGTCTATGACCATAAAGTTTACCTTCTGGGTTTTTTACTCCACTATAATTTATTTTTTGAAATGTTTCTTGAAGTGACTTTAACGTAGCCTCTTCTAAAAAATCATCAACATACATTACAAATTTTGTATTTTTACTATGGCGCATAAATATTAAAAGCTAAGGAAATTCGTTTTTTATCTGAGTCAATAACTCTATGAAAAACATTACCTTCAAAAAATAATAAATCTCCCTTTTTAGGAGTAATTAATGTTTTACTATTACTGGGAAAAGTAGCAAATTCTATGTCTGAGTTTTGTTCGGATATATATAAAACTCCTGAAGCAAAAGCAGGGCTGTGTTCATGAAATTCTTGATACCCCCATTTATCAATTATGTTTATCCAAGATTCGTTTATTAAAAACGGAATGCTTCTTTTGTGAACTGCCTCAAAATAAATGGTTAATTGTTCATGTATAGCCTCTCTAACATTTTTAAACTCAATAACATCATGTAATATATTATGACATAAACTATGAGATGTTGCAGAATTACAATTCCATTTTCTATTTTTAAATTTGTCCCCATGTTCTTTTACATATTGATTAATTATATTTAATAATTCAATGTTAACACTTGTCTTTATAACACTTAATTTTTTAAGAATTATTTCTTGCATAACTTACCGTTAAATATTCTATTTTTTTTATCCATCCTTTTGGTATAGAGATAGCGCCACCACCTGATACTTCATCCTTGTCTTTACTGTAGGATCTCATAATGATTATCTTTTCTGGACCATTATGAACCATCCATCCCACTTCTTGGCACACGGCCAACGGAGCATCCATAACTTCTTTAATATCAAGCCAACCTGTCTCTGTATCACGAGCATCTAACCACGTCACACGGACCATTGGAACTTTATTAATATCAATCATTAATAGGTTCTTTTTTCTTTAAATGTAAATTAAAAGACACCGATCTTCTCTCTTCGTTTTGTGTTCTAAACGGATAGACACCATGTGATAACCAAGAAGGAAAAAGATAAATCGCTCCAACTTCAGGAGTTGCTTGATGTTTGTGTCCACTAAAAGTAGCAGCTTGACCACAATGCCAGACTATATCTCCTACACAAGGATAATGATCTTCTCTTGCATATTCTTCTTTTAAACTAGGAGGTACACGTAAATAAATTACACCTGATAATTCTCCTTGGTGTATATGAACAGGATTAAAGTCTCCCGACCATTGGCTCACGGCCCACATGGATTCAATAACCATTGAACCTACAAACGCAGGTGATATGGTATCCATGGCTGGAGGTATAGATATATATTGTTTAACAATTTGACCTATGGCATCTACTAAAGGTTTAAATTCTTTACCACCTAAATCTTCAGTGGGATAACGAACTTCTTGTTTAACATTACCTGCTAAATTCATTGAATGATCATATTCTCTTGATAATTTTTCATCGTCAAACAACTCTGTTGCTCTATCATCAAGTATTTTAATTAACTGATCTGGTAGTTTTCCCTGTAATATTGTAGGACCAAAAGGTCTAATTGCGTGAAAATCTACTTTAGTTGACATGCTATTCCTTTCTATTCATAAATATCTATTGTCATATAGCAATATTTTCCCTATAAATATATAATTAAATAGGCTTATTTATCCAAGGGCAGCCTCCTTGCGTTTTTCAATCACATAAATTGCAATTTATTAGGAGATTATGCTAACAGGATTAAAAGGAATATTACAAAAAGCAGCCAGTATTGCAGCACCTATTATTGGTGGTTCAATGTTTGGAGCACCTGGAGCAATGTTTGGTTCAGGTATCGTGTCATTATTATCAGGTGATAAAACTAAAGACGCTTTACTTAAAGCAGCTGCCTCTGGCGTCCTTGGATATAGAGGCCAAGGAGGCACAGGAACAAGTGTCATTGATAGACTTAACCCAAAAGAATTTATTGCTGGTGGTGGTAACACCATGGCAAATATAGGTAGTACAATTGCAGATAGAACAAAATCAGGTGGAAATCTCTTAATGGACCTTGGATCAAAAGTTTTTGAACAAAGAGGAACAAAAACAGATCCAAAACCTTCTTTTGGTATGCAAGCATTAGCAACAGGCCTACCAGCATACTTATCTTATTTAGCAGCGAAAGAAGATGCTAAAAAACCAGGACCTGCAGATCCAAGTGAATATATGAGTGCTGTGGATAAATTCTATGGTGGACAATTTGAAAGACCACCAGAAGAATTACGTATTGGTAATTTAGATCCTACCTATGCAGCAGAAGGTGGTATGATGGGTAGAGAACCGATAAATGGTTTAAAATCTATAGAACAACCTGTTCAATATTCAGCAATGACAGGACAAGGTGTCATGGGTTTAGCAAAAGGCGGAGCAATAGATGTTAAAGAATTAGAATTATTAATGGAAGATGGCAACATGTCTTACGAAGAAGCCATGGATTATTTAAAAAGTATACAAGGTAAAGCTAAAGGTGGAGATGTATTTCCAAGAAAAACAGGCCAGATAAGTGGACCTGGTACAAAGACAAGCGATGATATACCTGCAATGTTAAGTGACGGCGAGTTTGTACAACGAACAGACGCAGTTAACGGTGCAGGCGTTATGATGGGAGCAACAAACGCAGAAGAAGCAAGAAAAAAAGGTGCAGACTTTATGTATGCACTACAAGATAAACTTTCTAAAATAGGTCAAAGAGTAGCTTAATGGTAGCACAAACAGCAACACAGATACAAAGAGAAGCTCCTTTCATGGAGGATTACAGAAGGAGACTTCTGGATTCTATATTTGCACCACAAGAATTTTATAAAGAAGGTGATACACTTCCTCAAGGTGCAAAGATTGGTGATCCTATTCCAGGAACAGGAGGATTAGCTAGTCGGCGTATACCACAAGAACAAAGAGGCATAGCTAGTTTTGCACCAACAGAATCAGCAGCATTTACATCTGCAGCTCAACAAATGGGTTTTGATCCTGTAACAGGACAACAAACTGGTGTTGCATCTTTTGAACCATTTATACAACAAGCACAAGCTGGTCTTACATCAGCTATGGGAACAACTGCTTTAGGGATACCTTCTCTACAATCAGCACAACAACAGTTTGATCCAACACAAGCAAATACGCAAGACTTTATGAATCAGTATCAAGCAAACGTTACGCAAGAAGCATTAAAACAATTAGATGAACAAGCAGCAAAAGCACAAAGTAATTTAGCAACACAAGCACAAAAAGCAGGTGCTTTTGGTGGTGCAAGGTTTGGTGTACAAGAAGCAGAACTTGCAAAAAATTTACAAGACATAAAATCAAAACGTGTTTTTGAAGATTTATCAAAGAACTTTATGCAGGCTCAACAAGCAGCAATTGGCACAAGTGAACAAGCAAGAGCAAGAGAACTACAAGCAGCTCCTGTATATGGTCAGCTTGGTCAAACAGCAGGAACACAAGCACTTGGTTTTGGTAATCTTGGTGCACAACAATTTGGTCTAGGACAGCAAGGTATTCAATCATTACTTGGCGCGGGTCAAACTGAAAGAACAAGAGCACAAGCAATTGCAGACGAACAATTTAGATTTGATACTGCACAGGGTCTTGAGCCAAGACAACGAGTACAGTTTGCTTCTGATATACTTGCAGGACAACCATCTATACAACAGTCTATCAGTCAACAGCCAATACCATATACTAATCCATTAGCAGCGGCAGTCGGAGGAGGTCTAGCAGGTCTTGGCGGCTTGGGCGCAATGTATAGTTCGTAGGTCACATGTCAGATTCAATTTTTAACAGACCAATGTTCGCAGCAGGACAGTACGCTGATCCTACCAAACCTAAAAAAGGTAGTCCTACATCAACTGTTAGTTTTGGTTTTGATGATATTTACAAATCAGATTTAATGCCTTTTGATGCAGAAGGTGTTGCTAGTTTAATGCAAACATATGCACAACCCGAAGCTACAAGAGCAGCCTATGAAGAGTTTGCAGGAACCCCAAAAACAGCAGAAGAGTTTGCAAGTGAGTATGATGCTTTATATCCTGGCTCAGAAACAACAGAAGAAAGTTTTGGATTTT